TGGCAACACAGCCTCATGGTGTGTTAACGCTAACGAGACCGTAGCTCGCGGTCGAATTGCCGGGCGTAAAACGGCAAACACTAGAGCACCCCCCGTTCATATGGATGCGTACGTATCAGAAGTGGTTGATATGGAATTCCCGTTGGTTAAGAACGATGAGCGTAGCCTCAGTGTGCGCGATGAACCCAAACCCGTTAGTGTAGATTTCGCTGGAGATCTCACCGACACCCCCCCCAAACCCAACAAATCAATTCTTAAAATACCTATTGAAGATGTTACCAATGGTATTCGGACACACGGTACAAGTACAACGGACACAGCTACGTTTAGTAGAACAGTTCGGTTTTGTCGAAATTCTCGAACTGTTCGTGCTGGAGTAGCTATTTGTATTGATGGTGGTAAACACAAGGATAAGTATATGGTTATTATCAGAAATGGTAAGGCATGTTTTCCTTCTTGTGTTGACATGGAGAGTGATTCTCGAGATTATTCTTTCCTAGCCTACTCGGCTATGCAAGATTCATTTCGGGTTAGATCACAGGATATAGAGGTGAACTACTGGATTGAAACTCTAGGTGTGAAGTATTTATACGCCATACATAGAGTTCAAGAAAGTGCTCCCTATGATATTGAGAGGAATGTCCGCCTAATGACCCCTCAAAGTATCTTAGATTTTGGAGCTGATAAGTTCACGGAAGCGTTTTGTTTGATGGTCGCTGCTGATGAAGAAGAAGCCTTTGAAGAAAACGTGGAATGGGTGAGCTCTTGCCCTGTTGTTGTAGATGAAAGCTCGGACACCGCTGAATCGGAAGATGAGCCTGATTCCACTACTCAGGATGAGAGTCCACCGGTCGAGGAAATGGAAGTGGATTTCGTGGTGCAACAGAGAGAAGATCGTATTGAAGAAGTTACAGATCCTATGATTATTGAAGTTCCTGAAGAGGAAGGTCAATATGAAGAGGAAATGTATCATTCTTGGATGAATGGTTATGGTGAAATTGAAGATCGTGTCTCTTATTGTCACACTCATGGTTGTGATGGTGATTTTTCAACTCCTTATTGTAGTGAATGCTTTAATTGTAATGGTAGTGCGTATGAAATGATGGACTTACGACATAGAGAATATGTATACTGGCGCATTTATTGTGATCGATACAGCATTTGCTATTGTGATGGATACTTGGAAATTTGTCAGTTACACTACGAAGAAATGGAAATTGAGTCAGATAATTCATCTCAGTATAGTGGCTATAGTGAAATGAGTAATGATAGCTATTATGCTCAGATGGATGTACATAGAGATATATTGGCTTTTAGAGAGACGTATAAACAAGATCAGCGTCCTACTACGCGGAAAGAAGGACGTTACAGTAAGTTCTGGAAGCAAGAAGAACCAGAGCTTCAGATAAAAGTCAGAAGACCTACGATTAATCGAAAAGTCAAGATAATGTCGACTATCAATGGGAATGCGATAGCATGTGCGAGCATGTTAGCGTATCTCAAAGGTAAACGACATGGTGAACGTAAGAGTATCCTAACGGAAGCTTTGAAGCGTTTGGATTACAATCTTACAGCGTCTTACGTTCGGAATGATAATTTTTCTTTCTATAAAATTTTAAAATTATGTAAATATTATAAAATCAAAGTCAGATTCACAAAAACAGAAATGAATACTCAGATGTTTAGTTTAAGTTCGATTATAGATACTAGTCAGTATGATGAAGCTGTCAATAAAGCATCGAATGTAATGGACAAAGCTCAGTCCCTTATAGATACGATTAGTCATTTAAAAGGATCTCTTGTTGCTTTTAACAATGGGATCCTTAATGCTTTATTGAAGTGTTTCATTCAGATAGTTTCGGTTGGTTATTTACTATCTCAGCCAGCCAATCAAACTCCGTCTAATATACTTGCGATTATAACTGCAACTCTCACGGGTGTGGTACCCGTGAATGATCTTATTGATCAGTTGGTTCTAGCGGTTAAAACGGTTGTTAGTTATAGCACGCAAGCGGAAGGGACAACGAATTTGGTTACTGCGTTGGTTGGTATTCTTAAGTACATCGTTAAGAGTGTTTGTGGTACAGTTGATGCCTTTTCTTCGGCAGCTTTTGATGTGAACGTTAAGTTCGTATCAAAGGTTGCTAAGGCGGTGTCGGCTGTCCGCAGCTTGGGCGAAACTTTTTCAATTATCGTTAGTTATTTCATTAAATTTCTTGGAAAATACCTCATCAGATATTATGGATATCTACCAGAGTTCTTAAAGGGCGACACAGCAGTTCTGGATGCTCTCGTCCAAGAGTTTAGGAATTTTGAATCAGAGAATCTCGGTTATAAATGTCAGTCAGATGTTTCGGTGGCGCGTAGAGTTCAGATCTTGGAAAAATCTTTAGCTGAATATGTAGACAAGTACAA